GTCTCAGAACATTTTCGGCACATGTTGATTGAATAATGTAATTCAATGCGGTTCTCTCCTCTGATGGGATCACCTTGTCCCAAAAGGTTTTCACTTGGCCCTGTGTGAAGTACTTTTGTACCACCGAATCGCGGTCATAAGCTTTTGATGAAAGATAATCTTGGCTTTCTGGATTATATAACCACGCGAAAATTCTTTTCTTAGCCTCGTCTCTCGTCCCCAAGCCTCGGAATACATTTTGAATATTCCATTCGTGGATATCCTCTTTGGGCTGCGGTTTGCCCTGAAGGGATATAAGTGTCCTTAGTTCTGCTGCATTAAAATCAAGCTCTACAAAATAATCATTCCGAGGTTCAATAACAGATCGGAGATCTTTCCTCAAGGTAAGGATGGGAAAACTTTTTGGTTCTGTTGTCAATCGACCGGTCTTTGTTCCGTGAATATTGAACTTGCACGAATGTTCAATCTGATTTAAGTTTTGTGAAAACTTTCTATGATCTGTTTTAAACATGGAAAGGTTCTGGGGATTTAAGTTTAGGCTTCTATATTTTATGTCTTCGATTATCTCAGTCAAAGAAACAAGATAATCATAGTTCTTTGGCTTTTCATAATTCTCAAAAACGTGCTCACAAATATAATTTTTGACTTGACAGAACTCCTCAAGGAATTTTTGAGGTACTAAATCAAAAAAACAGTTCTCATCGAGCGATACACGCGCCGTCATAAAAGATTTGATGAAAGCCCTGAGTTTATCACTGGATCTCTTGTAGCGGTCCCTCAGAGCCTCTGGGCACACCATATCGAGGGTTCTTCCTCCACAATAGAGTTTTGCGTACTCAATCTCCTTTCCCTTCAGAAATCCCGAATATGACCATGTATGAGTCAGGTCATCTGGTAATTCTTGGTTGAAAAGAAGCTCATCATAGTAAATTCCGACGCAATCTTTTTTGTCGTCAAGTGTTTGAAAAAGCATTATCCCTCAATATATTTCGTTAATCGCTCTTTGTATTACTATTTTAACATATTCAGAGAAATTGTCAAGGGGAAATTTTGTATTTTGTGTAAAATTTTGTTTAAAAAGCTCATAGGTAAGCGATCCTTCATATATAAAAGGCAATCTAAATTTTTTATCAATATAGTCCATTGCGCGCTCTTCTGGTAAATCAATGGCATTAAAAATTATTTTATCAATCTCGGTGTTCCTATATGGATGTCCTGCTTCTTTATTCCTTATTGAAATATACTTTTTAATCCAATAATTTCTTTTTAGCGTTTCCTCGAATATCTTTTCTTTATCAACTTTTTCTCGCGAGAAAACACAAAGACCCTCTCTATAAAATGGAGCATCATTAACCAAAGAATTATACCCCATTACGATCATGGAAAGTAAATACTCGATATCTTCGCGATAAACTCTAACAAAATTTTCAGTCAAATAACTTGTGGCCGCGTCAATACCAGGACCGACGAGTCGGATTTTATCTTTGTTTACCGGAGATGACATATCGAAATTTAATTTCCAGGGAATATTTTTGTCAATAAGGAAGCCAGCATTTATTGCTGATTGTTTATAAAATTGAAAATTTGGAGAATCGAGGAATAATTGTTTATCTGCGTTATTTGATGGATCGAGATCGGCTATTTCTATAGAAAGACCAGCGGAGGTTGAAGAAACTTTATTTGATAAACGATATGCGGTTCTGGTTAGTATATTATCTCCCTTGTTGTTCATAAAATCATTTATAAATTTTTTTGAATAATCTTTTATATTTTTTATTTTATTATTTTGTTGTTCTAAGAAGATATTTTTATTAAACTTGGACACCCTTTTAGTCAAATAAACATTATAATTTATATCTGCATCTTCGAACGCCTTAAAAATTTTAGGAGACTGCAAATAATTGTCTTCAGCCAGATTGCCATATCTTGCCCTCAAGTTAAAAAAATCCCTAAAAGTTGAATAACACTCGGCCACCTCTGAAAAGACATAAAATGTCTCTCCATCGCTATCAATAGGTTTTAATATTTCTTTTATGGGAGCTACACATATCAGGCTTTTATTTACTTTACCATATAAGATGTTTTCGAACGCCCAATAATTTTTGACACCAGTAGCCTCACCGGAAGCTTTTTGCCTTCCTCCAGGTACAACAAAAAGTTGATCTGCATTTTCGGGTGATATAAAAATTGCGTCATACAATATTCTTTCTACGAATAAAGATAATAAATTTGTTGAATTTGTCGCTTTATATTTTATAGCCATTAATTAGAAATCCTGTTGTAAAGGTGTCTCACTTTTTGACATTCCCTTCAGTTCGAACAGGAGTGAGGCTCTTTGGTTGTTCGATGGGGGCGCCTTTAGTGAGGCCGCTTGGGGTAGTAGTAGTGGTCTTGCCTTTGGTTGCCGGCTGTGGCGGGTTCCCTGAATTTATAAATTTAGTCTCCAAGGTTGTTTCAAATGTATTATCACTTATAGAGTTTTTAACGCTTATAATCTGATGGTATCCGCCGAATCCCATTATATTAAATATTGAACCTGGGATCCATGGATGTCCACCGTCACCCACAGCTTGGGATGGATTAATAAATACCAAACTTCCAGGCCAAAAAAGAGTATTCCCATATAATCTCAGATTAACTTGAAACACATTCCTCAGAATGGCAAATGGCGAAGATCCCTCAACAAGCCTTCTCTCCCTCTCGAATTTCAGATCTGTTTTTTCAAAAGAGGCGGCTTTTACGATCGAGTCGGCCGCGCCCAAAATGAAATGATATATGCCGTCTTGTGTCTGATCTATCTTTTTAGCGTGGGCGTATTTGCCCTTTTTTATCATAAGAGATGAGGCGGCGAAACCTGCCACCGGCTGTGGATATACAGCTAAATAAGAATATTTTATCCCTTCTTTAAGGGCCGCCGCCTTCGCATCCTGTATGCCTACGACCTTATTTTCAAAATTAAACCACGAAGTCTCAAATTCATAATTGTCTCCCGCTAGTTTGTTGAAGAAGTCTCCAATCCTGTTTTCCACCATATAAGCCAACATATCACCTATGAAACTCGAAAGGCTTTTTTGGCTTGTTTTCTTATTGGTGACTCTTTCCCAAAAGAATGAAGCAAAAAATCTAATATCTATGGGAATATCGGCAATATTAACAATATCGTTTCCAAATTTTACATCCGTGGTTAAAACTTTAATAAAATCAGCTTGTGAGGCATCGCTTTTATTTAAAAGCTTGAGTTTGTCCACGTCCAAAGAATTTATCATAGCTGCCTGAATTATGTCTCCCAGAAAAGTATAATAGATATCTACATTTCCTTCTGTGTCCGCGTCCGTCTCTGGCTCTTCTTCTCCTGCGGCTATTTTCGTAGCTAGCGAGTTGATGACCTTTGCTTCCTTTTGATTTTTGATCGTGATAACATTGCTGGAGGTCACATCATCAACTCCCTGGAAATCAAAAACCTCCTTGAGGTTAAGAGACATATGATATATAGATTCGCTGTCTGTTAGGAGGGTCATTATTTTCGTATGGGTTTCAGGAATCATTTTACTTTCTATATCGTTTCTTTCTGTTTGCAATTCTGCTACGGTTTTTTCACCTACTTTTTTTAGATTATTCTTTTCCGCATCGCTTATTACTTTGGAAAGTTCTCCCAGTATTTTGCAATTTTCCTTGTCTGGCAATAAAATATTAACAAGGGTATCTGTCGTAAATTCTCCTTCCCAAGACCGATATTCAATGCCTAGTTCGAAAGTTCCGTTTCCAGAATCATTAAAGACAATAGAATAATCCGTGGTTGTCATTTTTAGGGATATACTATTTTCTCTTATTATATCTAATTCTTCCGAAGTAAACGACCCAAGGCCCTGATGTAAGGGAACCGCCCAACCCACTACTATTTTTAAATATTGTATTCCCTGCCTCAGGGCTTCGTCCTGCTCTAAAACAAGGTCAAGATATCTAAAGACCTGACCTTTTTTATTTTTTCTAGGAGTTGTTAACTGTCCGAAGTCCTGGAAATAAAGATTTAAATTGGCCGTTATATCTGTCTTTGCGGTGACCTCCGTTTTACCGGCTAACGTCCAATCAAAAGATTTTATTCCAAATCCGTCTCTATTTTTAAAAAAATTACTAGGATCTTGGCTTCCTGCTGTGATGCCACTGGATGCACCAAAATTTTTACCACTATTTGCATATATTAAGCTTGTTGTGGGAAATGGAATTTCTACTTCATGAGTAGTTGAGATTTTTTTGGATGTTGTGGTATATAACTTAAAAAGTTTTATGGATGGCACCAATTGAGATAGTTTTTCTGTCGGGAGGGAAAGAATACCATATCCCTTATTTTTTTTTCTTAATTTACTAATGGGATTTGTCGAAGTGTTATATAAAGATAAAATCTTATCATCAGATTCTCGAATACCGCCAAGTCCGGGCGCGCGGACGCCGACAGGGATGGCAGCGAAGACAGCGCGGCGGTCTTTAGACAGTTTCGCCAACTCCCCTACATGCCCGAGAAGATAGTTTTGATGATCAAATTTTCCAATTTTTTTAAGTTCTTGGCTTGTAAACTCTCCTAATTTACTTGTAAACTCATTCACCTCGGCGTCGGTGAGAATGCCGTCTTCGTCTTCGTTCACAAATCGCTGTGCTGCTTCTCGTGCCGCTTCTTCTTGTTTTTTCCTTGCCGGACCTTCTATGCCATCTTCTTCAAGTATGGCCACTTGTCCCGCGACTATAGTCTCTACGGCAGCTTTTTTCTGGATATTATAATAGTTTGCTACGTCGTAGGATAAAATTCCAGTATCTAAATAATCAATATCTCGCGGTCTGGCGCCAGAGGCCGCTCTGCCCTTTATTTGGGCCTCGATAAGTTTTCGGACAACTGGTGCTGATCCTTTACCGTATGTTTCTTCAATTGCTGCGTCAAATATCGCGCGGTCGCCAGAGAGATTCGCATCGTAAAGAGCATTTAGATCCTCATATTCGGTTTTCCCATCTACCGCGTTAATAGCTTTTTCAAATGCTAGCCCATTATTGCGCACCTCTATGATCTTATCACCATCAAAGCCAGCGCTGTATCCCGGATTATCGGCGGTCTTCAGTTTTTCATCGAAGCCATCGATTTCTTTTAAATTCTTAAATTTGTCAGCCATTTTTTACTCTCTATTTTATATCCTATAGTATTCTAATATCGACTCTATGGAAAGAGGAACATAATAGATGTCCCCCACTTTAAAGTGAGATTCTGTTGGCTTGTTGTTAAACTGTGCAATAACCCACCAGTAAGTTGAATCTCCATAAAATCTGTGTGCTACCTTATAGAGGCGATCGCCAACTTTCCACCTTTTTGTCTCATAGGATATGTTTGTTAGCTCCTGGAGATCTGGATGATATATCGTAGGAGTTTCAAATTGATTTATTTTCGTAACCCCCCTTTCACGAAATAGCTCGTCATAAATTTCGCTATTGTTTGTTATTATAAATTGAGAAGCGTATCTTGATAGTGACATTTTATTTTCCTTTATTAATCGCTGGAGGGATTGGGCGTGATGTAGCCGACCGGAGTGGTGCTGGCGCCGGAGTTGGCGGTTACAGCCGCCGTTTTGGAAGCTTTTTTCTTCGTTGCATTTGCGCCTGTATCGTTAGAGTCATCCGCTCCGCGAGCGGCGGCAATTGCTAGATATCTTCTATCGGGATAGAGAATCGCGCCACTAAAAGTAATAAGGACCTTAGAGGGAACTATGCCCGTTGCGGTGAGCAGGGCCCCGCCGGCTTCTGCTGCAACATTGGTACTCTGTGCGCCACCTCCTTGAGTAAAGGCGCTAATAGTTCTGGCTCTATCTCCGAAATCTATGCTTAAACTTGTGGGAGCCACTATATATGGCGCGCCACCAAACTGAGCGGTAGTTTCAACACCGGTCCAGTTTAATTTGGCCTCGTTTGCGCCGACGACAACTAAGACAAGCGGAGACTGTTTTATAGCTCCCCCTTGATATATTGGCCGACACAATTTAGATATTCTCACAAGCCAAGTATTTAAAGCGTCCAAGGCAGTGACTGCAACCGTACCCTTATCGGCGTCGGCGGCTACCTCGCGATAGTCGACATCAATCACCAAAGGAAAAGTTAAAGACATAGTTTCTCCACTTGATTTATAGCTCTGAATAGGATCCTGTCGTCCATAAACGGAGACCCCTTCCCACTCTAAATTATATGATATGGAAAAACTATCAAGACCACTCTTCCCCTTGATAAATACCTGATTTCGGTCACTCTTTGTCATTATTAAGGGATATTTTGTAATGTATACTCCTACGCCCATTTATTTCTTACTCCTTGTTTTCTGGCCACTATTTGAACTAGTGGAAAGTCCCGCACTTGCTGCATCTGCTGCTGATCCGAAATTAGAGCTTTTGCCCGCTAATCTTCGTTCCATACCTTTGGCAAAGAAATCAAACATATTTGATAAACTTGTTTTGCTCTCAATCATAAGTTCTATTTGTTGTACTCGATCTTTGTCTCGTGCATTTAAGGCCAGTGTAACTTGTCGGCCAACTTCCATCCCAATCGTCTCGGCGTTTTCTCGTTGTTGGTCTCTTCGAGCTTTGTCAGCACCTTGGACGCCGCCGCCGCCTATCGTTTTTGTGGTTGCAGTCGCGCTTATTCCCACATCGCCTCCGCCGAAGAAAGAAGATAAATACCCGAAAGCCTTTCCAACGATTCCTCCTCCGAAGATCATCTTGGCGAATTCAGATAATTTTGAGATAAGGGCTCCTATTGCCTTTATTGGAGCCATTATGACGCTGCCCATAGTTTTGAATAGATCGATGGTCCACTGGAGGGCTTGTATTGTGGACGGACTCTCTCCCTTCGTGATAAGGTGTGTAATTCTCCGGAATATCCAATAAAGGGGATTTAACACCTTCATAAACCATATCGCAAGTTGTGCGACTTTTATGAATATATAAGCCACTGCTGCTAATGCGGCGACGAAGACGCCGAGGTTGACAGCGACGGCGATGGCGAGGCCCTTCAAAAGATGGAAGAAGTAGAGGCTGTCGAGAAGCTCATACAGGGTGAGGGTGATATCAATCATATTGGCGACCATATAACCAATGGAAACTGCCGCATCAACAATGTATGGAAGAGCATACTCTAGCGCTGTGGTGAAATACCACATCCAGTCAGTTGCTTCGCCCTGAAAAATTGAAAGAGCCTGGAATCTTTCTTGAAGATCATAAAATCTATCGGCTACTTCTCCTATTTCTTTTCCAAACCGAGCGAGTAATCCCATGGTATAATCCACTATCTCATTCCAATATACAAATACTTGAATGAGGGCGTATATAGGGGCGAATATTGGGACCATGACGGAGGCCATAAGCAGTAACCCCACTTTAAGCGCTGATATTGTTAAGTTAGTGCTATCAAAAATATCTCCCAAATTTCCCACATAAGAATACAACATCGCCATGGCTATGATGAGTGCGGAGATAGCAGCAGTGGCTGCCTGGAAAGCGGCGAAAGTGCCGCCTGACGCAATTGCGATGGAAACGGCGATGGCTGTCATTGCCGCCGCGATCGCAATTGCCAGCGAGGCGAAGGCCACTTTAACAACGGGGAAATAATTAACTAATTGAATGAAGCCACCCATCATTTTCTTTATGCCCATAATAACTGGGCCCATTTGAACCGCAAACATACGCATCACCTGTCTTCCAACATCAGCGACAGTATTGAATTCTTGAGTTTGCATCGCCAGAGCTTCAATTTCTGATGAGGTTTTCGCCACATTATCTCCAACAAGATCAAATTTTCCAGCCATAACCAAGGCCAGTTCGTTGACATCTGAAAGACCCATTGCATCTGCGACTGCTTTTCTTTCATAATAACCCATTGTGTCAAATGATTTTCCCGCCTGTCTGGTGGCGTCTGAAAGCATTTTCATTCTATCTGTAGGATCGGTTTTTCTTAACATTTCCAATGAACTAAGATAAGGACCACCAAGAACCGCGTTCAACTTTCCAACCGAATCGGCGGCGGATCCGAATTCGTCGAATTTCTCTGTGATTCTCAACATCGCGTCAACGGATATTCCTGCTGCCTTGGCGTTCCTTGCCATTTTATTAAAAACATCTGCGCTTTTATTTCCGAAAGCTGCAAGTCTTGGCAATGATGCATTAAATTCTTTCGCCATTTCCGATGGAGGCTTTCCCATGGCCTGAGCTAAAACAAGCATCTCTCGTTGGGTTTTTGTGGCTTGTTCCATACTCATTCCAAGACCCATTGTTAAAGAATTAATATTTGATGTAGTAGTATCGGCATCTACGCCCAGTTCTTGTAAGGTAGCCGTTGTGAGGGCTAGGGATTCTTGAGATTTTTCGGACATTGTATGCAAGTTGCCCACATTTCTAACCATTGATCCATATGATTCTGCCACATCTTCTATGGTAATATTATTTCTAAATTGCTCCTTTTCAAGATTTACCATCTGGTGTTGATACATTCTTAGGGCGCCAGTTGATTTATTAAAGTTTACCATGGCGCGGTCTGTAGAAATGGCCAAGTCCGCAGATGATTGTATCATTTTCTGCATGACATTGTTTATTAAATTCGCGGGATGAAAAGTTGCCTTCAACTGTTTTTTGAACTTTTCTTGCGCAACGGTACTGCTCATCACGTTGGATAGTTGACCAGCGAGAGTATCATTGAAATCTTTATTTATTCCAATAAGTTTGCCGAGGCCCTGAGCTAAACCTGCGCCGGATCCGGTTGAGGCGTCCAGCGCTTCGGCTTGGGATTTAAGACCTTCCACCGTCGTACCGATAGATTCTGCATATTCTTTTTGCAGGATTTTTAATTCTTTAAGACGGCGGATAAGATCTTTCTTTAATTCGGTTTCTTCTGTCTCTGCCGCGATTAACTTTCGAGTCGCGTCCAACTCTTCGTTAATTTCGTCTATTGATTTGGTATCGTCGTCTGCCATTAATTAAAAAATTCCTGTTCCCTCTATTTAAAGGGCCACTTAATCCCTGTTCTCTTCTCAAATCCTTGAATCGCCTTTTGAAGCTTGCCTCTTTGCTTATAAGTTTTTGGATCATTTAATCCATATTCTTTCGCCATTTGGACATACTTCTTTTCATTTCCAACGGCTCTGGCAAAGTCACGAACATCTTGGGGTTTCCCCTTTATATAGCTTGAAGATCCAAAAATTGGCATCCCAAACATTTCTTTTAAGATCATTTCAATAACATTTCCATACATAGCCAACCAACTTTCATTAAGCTGGTTTTGGTTCTTTTTCAATTCTTCTAAATCTATTTCTAAAATTTGTTCTTCCATAATTTATTTTCCTATTTTATGATTCATCTGTGCCGGTGGGTTGGGGTACTACAATTATTTCGGCCGCGTCGGAATCGGTACCACCTCCGGCTCCTGCGCCGACGCCGACGCCGATGCCGCCGTTTTGGGCGTTCGGGTCTGCTATTAGAGTTGTTTCTTCTTCTGCACCGATTCCCAAAGCCCCGATATTGAATACCATTTTAGCTTCTACTATTTCAGAATCTCCATATGCTAACTCGCCTAAATCTAAACTTATGGGAGTTATATTATAATAAGTAATCTGAGTTGTTTCTGAAGTAACCCCAGGCCGGAAGAAAGGTTTTGGCAGTTCATCTCGTTCCGTGGCGACAACGGGATCGAAATGTCTCGCTGTCGTTGTCGAACTAATCAACGTTACGACTATTCTAGATTTTCTTCTGAAATATTCTTGGACGGTTAGTGTGCCCATTCCTCCGGTTTGAAAGATAACTGGCGCCGACTTACCGATCGGCTTTCCAGTATTGTCCTTTGATTTGAATGCCGCATAATAAGTAAAATAAGTTTGTCTCAAAGATAATGCCAGAGCCCTTGTTAAATAAAAGGTAATAGTAAGATCATCGATCTTCGCGTCCTGAGCATGGAGAGAAACTGAATCGCTTGTGTTCATACCACCCATTTTATTCTCAAAGGTACCCAATTGTGTAGTAGGGAGATCGATGGACTTAATAAAATGTTGGGCTGGTCGCCACTGCTTGGGATTTGAAATAGTACCATCCTTATTGATGGTGCCCTTGTAAAGAAATAAATCAACAACAAATTTAAATTTTTGAACCGGTTCTTGGATGCTAGAATTATAGTTATACGGATCGATATCCGTCCACAGCGCGACAGATTGCTTTGTTCCCGATATATTCTTCTTGGCCATGATAAAATATTCCTTTACTCTAAATAGTAAAAAATCCAAGAAATATAGTTTATCTCTGGGATTTTTTCATTTGGTCTGCTTCTTTTTGAATTTCTTCTGCAAGTCTCTTTAAAAACCACCTGCGAATCAAGATGGGAAGGTTGTAAGCTTCCATAAAGCTCCACCCTCCGTAATATTTCATTGCAAAGAATTCTTCATAAACATTTTTTATGTATTCATCACTTAGGCCAAAAAAAGTCCGTAGTAAACGGCACCTCCAGGACCGTTCGATAATTACAGTTATCACACTCAAAGTCGTGTGACATATCAATATTGGGAGTATTTCTTGCGTAAACCGCCCTCAGATAATGGAGATCTTTTGCCGGGACTCCGCCGATGAATTCATCCAATATACTTTTAGAAGAATCTTTATTAATAGAAACTATGATTGTCTTAAGTGTATCTGTTAAGATTGTTTCTAACAACTTCTTTTTTTGTTTAGACTGCTGAAGTCTAGCTAGGTGCATTTCTTCTTTGCCAGTTAATAGTTTTACTTCGACTTCTATTTTTGTCAAAGGCAAATTGATGAGCATTGTGTTTTCTTCTGTCCAGGTGACTTCTTCATCGTCCTGAATCGGTTCTGCCACCACTTCCGAAAGATCATACTCATAATCTCCAGTTTGCATGCACGAAGGACAGCTTATTTTTGTGTTATATTCTGGCCCGTAACCCGTTATTCGAGAAGCAATCAATATTGCATTTCTATCTCCGGTAAGCATCTCACTTGGCCTGATTCTCTTATCAATAATAATACTTTTAAGGAGTCTTTCTAGGGCGACACCCTGCTTTATAAGTGTCTTAGAAGATAAAATGTCTTCTTCTTTTGCAGTCATATATTTAATTTCAATTGTTTCTTCACCACTCAAAGGATGATCAGGTGGATAAAACCTTCCTTGCGATGGTAATTCCACAAAATCCGTTGGTGTTGCAAAATTAAGTCCTCCCTCTGTCAGCGCTGCAACAGAGTCAGGAGTTGAAGGGGTTGAAGGTTCTAGGTCTTTGCCGAGCCTCCCCTTAGTATTTCTAGCCAATTTTCACCTCTATGTTTATATTGCTATATTTTAAAATTTTAAAACCTTAAACAGGCCCTTGACTTCCGCCGAAGATACCCGTGCTTCCGCCGGCTTCCAATTCAGCCCAATCATATCTAAATGTCATAGAAATTTCCGTTAAGTCTTCAGAAGTATAATCCAAGTCACCGAATCCCAATTTTGTCAAAATTGCGTTATTTAGTGTCCACTTTTCGATTTCACTTCCTACTGAATCAATTTGAGAAATTATAACTCGGAAAGCATGTATTTTGGAGGGAGAGGAGGGATTTACAGCGGCATTTTTAGGACCAAGATAGCCCATATTTTCAAGCAATTTAGTGGTTGCTCGTGCACCATCTGGCATAACGGGATCAACCAGTACTAGATTAACCTCATTCCACTCTACTGTACCAGGATAATAAAATTTATGGGCCATAAAGTTAACTTCACCAGTATTAATGGTTATTTCAGGCTTATCGACAGTTTTCGCAAACCAAATTACACCAGCAGTCTCTAGGGCAGTTCCTGTTGCGGCCCCAGAAGATAGTTCAACTTTAAATCTATATTTTCTTTTCGGATCGACTTCCGCGCTTGTCCAAAATTCTTTAGCACCTGCCATAATTAAAATCTCCCATTCTATTATATATAGTTGTTTTTTCCATTTTAATCCTCAAAACCTGCACCCTGATTTGTAATTACAAAATCAAGTGCGATAAACTCGATTGCTTTGGCGGGCTTCAGGAAAATTTTGGCATACATAATATTACGATCAACCAAATCTGGTGTAGTTGTTGTATTATCCAAAACCAATCTGTAATCACTCAAGCCCAGTCTTGTTTCTACACTTGCCAAGAACGGCTCTGCGAGTGCCTTGAATCTATTCCAAGTAACTTCGACATTCTGGTCAAATAAGATAGTGTTGGCAAAAATGGATATTTGCTTCTTAACAAAAATCAACATTCTCCTAACATTAATTCTATCTAAAGCAGACGGTGTTACTTGAAGAGTTTTCTGTCCGAAGATTACGATTCCCTCATTCGGGAAAGATGCAATCGGATTAATGTTCGCATCGTAAAGTGTGTCACGATTTTTTGAAGTCAATCTTTGACTAACATTCAAAACAGGCAAGCCTGACGAACCGCCAGATAAGCCGCCGCGATTAAAGCCGGCTGGTGCAAACCAAACTTCTGAAACTGCGTCAGAGGAAGCGAGCGTCCCCAAGACGACAACAGAAGGGGGTACCCACAAGCGATTATTCGTGGTAACAGTATCTTGAATTTGGACCCAAGGGTAGTAAGTACATCCGTAAGAACTATCAATTTGCCTTTCTTCTAAATTCAAAACCGCTTGAGAGACGGTTCCCGCTCGACTAGCAGGATCGGAATATGCTGCGGAAGTTTCAGTAAATGGTGTATAAACTTCGGGAATGTCGATGAGTGCTAGTGCGTCGGCCCTGTCTTCGCAGGTTTCAACAAGATTTGTTGTAATGTTTGTATTAGTAATGCCTGGAATAGTTACCATATTACAATTAACTGTTTCGGGATCCGCGATAACTTCTATAGCGGTCCTAAGTGTATTCATTGCGTAATTGGTATTTCTATTTGAATCGGCATCGAGCAAGAAGTTCCTAAACGGCTCGATTTCTATGATCTCTAGTCCGTCAAACCCGCCGTATAGTGGCGCGGTAAAACGAGTCCATCCAGAGTCTATAACGTCTCTCCAGCTTCCTGTGGCGGAATACGAGGTACCCGCTGCTCTACTTGAAGCTGAATAGTGAGCGTAATTTTTACCAAGCGGCTGGACCACATCATCTAACGAAAATCTCCACATTGGCTCTACCATTGCGTCGGTCACGCCGGCTGGAAGAGAGTATACATAATCTGGATATCCGGTTCCGGGGACGGAACTGGCATACGCCAATGTTGAATTCTCTAAATAAGGCGCGGCTGTCATGCCGAAATAGGCATCCGTTTCGGCATATAAATTGCCGGCAGAAGATGAATTCCTGAGTATCATTTCTGGGAATTTTAATGTTGCCGCATATGAAGTAATAGTCGAGCCCGTGGCAATCGTATTTCCTGGCGACGATCCAGACAGATTATCTGGTGAAGTTGTCGTATCCTCTACGATCGTTGCAGGATCGATAGACGCGCTGACACCAACATCTACAAATTTGTCTGGGCCGTTTACTCCAAATGGTAGGAAATCCGCATTTGCGATACCATTTCTAACGGTATCGTTAACTTCTACTCTTACATATTTAGATGCATTCGAATATTCTCCATACTCTCTCATTAATTTTACTGATTGATCCCAGACGCTATACCTATCACCAATTTTCTTTGCAATGTAATTATCTGATAACGGATTTAAGTTAACATTTGAAAATCGCTCTACAATTTTAACAACTTTGTCAGTATCATCTACCTTGCGAAGAACGACGGTAAACGAACTATAATTGTTTGCGCCAGTTGTGCTTCTTGAATAAGTGAGACCTTGAATGGAAACTTTTATATTATCTTGAACCCATTTTCCAGGTTCTGTTGCATGAAGTCTAAATAGTTTCTGCATATTCTGTGGCAGATAGGATCCCGTTGCAGTTGATAGATCTTGTGAGAAGAACCAACCTGTTTTTGCCTTTGTAAAATCTTGAGTATAGTCTGCTTTAGCCGCTTTATCGAATGGCATTATCAAACCATATGCGCTATCATCAAGATTTCCTAAATCAAGTTGCTTTTGGATGAAGGACTCATAAGTCTCTCCGAGCCAATAAACACTTTCCCCGAGGTTATAAGAGCCGGCCGGCAAAACACCGCCTAGTGTCTGGGGGTTTGTATTAAATACTTTTCTAATAAATGTTCTAGAAGAAGGATCAAAGTTAAAGGTTGTCTTATAAACTTCGGCGCCAGATGTGTCTTTAATATAAGCCTGATAATCTGGGCCTTTTGAAGAGCCAATATCGCTTGATGGGTCGATTAGTCCACCGACACCACCAGTCAGGGTGCCTCCTTCTGCAAGAGTTCCGGAAAGCCCTACGGCTCCACCGTCATATATATACCAAATTGCAGCCAGATAGGCATTCTTGGCGCCAGATCCCGAGGCACAGAGGTACATTCCATATGCGCCGGCATTTGATAATACCGAGGCGGATACGTCACCTTGGACAGTCCAGCCGGCCTCTCCTCCTGTACCGACATCTTCACTAGCTAATCCAGCTAGTCTAACAATGCTCATAGAATCGGCACTATTTCTTAAATAAGCCTGTGCTGCGTATGAAGCATAGGTCGGACCTTGATAGTTTCCAACGCGCCACACATCTCCTGTTGCTTTTCCCGGAACAGGATTGCCAAACACTTCAACAAATTGAGAAAAAGAATCAATCTTTACTGGTTCCATTGCTGGGCCTTGTGGCAGTCTCCCTATAACTATTGGGCCCGAGGGTGTCTCAACTGCTGGCAGTTGGGAATTGTCGATCTCTCGCGTAAATACGCCTGGGGACACAAATTTAAATTTTTTAACTGACATCTAAGGGATTCTCCTCTAAATCTATATTACTTTATCACATAATAAATAGTTCACGGAATTGCGAAAGCCTCAATTAATATTCTAAGAAACTACTTTGAAACTCATTAACCCCTTCCGCGATTTGATACATTTGGCACTTAGTTGAAATCTCGCTTCGACTTGTCCAAATATTTCTCTCTCTTCCGTGAGCGTGACAATCTCAAAGAAAGAGGAGCCGTACTGTATATAGTCTCCTTCTCTCACATAAAGGTCTTGATCTTCGAATAATCTTCTTTCATGAAATCTAACTGTTAAAGAATAGGTATTATCCAATCCATAGTTTTCTGTGATTGTCCCTATGCCATCAAACTCAACTAGAACATATACTCTAACAGGGGCCAGAAAGCACTTTTCTATTGCTTCCCCATATAGAGGGTGAAAATTCGTTCTTTCCATAGAAAGTGGAAAATAAGTTATTGCTTGACCAATGACTCGCTCCATAAGCTCGTCATTAACTTGTTTTACAAGGTTTCTCTCCTTTTCTCCAAGAAAAAGAGGCGGCGGTGGATTTGATGGTTTTTCCCACTTATTTTCAGCCATAATTGTTAATATTCCTTCTTATCGCCCATTATTACTCTTTCTCTTACAAATTTAAATTCAGCGGCATTTTCTCTAATTGTGATTTTTGGTTGATCGTCGTTCTTGTCGGCTCCCATTAAATATCCTAATATTTTTAAATCTATCGTAGTTTGAAATTTTCTCTCTTCTTCTCCCAAATTAGAAATATTATTTTCTAAACCGAATTCGCCTTGTATAAAGCCCTCAAATCTATGACCGTCTTTAGTTATGAAAAAATTATTTATTTGCCCTGTACTAACGATAAAGGGTGTAAAAATTTCATTCATCTGTTGTTGATATTCTGTTGTTATCGTAACTTTATAAGTTGCCACAACATATGTGGGTAACGGGATGGTCATTATTTCATAAACGGTTTTTTCATTTTTGAAAGGATAGGTTTGCTGATTAAATCTTCTTCTGGCGCCTTTATTTGCAAAATTTGCTGTCTTTTCCTGTTGGATTCTTCTTGCAACGGTAATTGTGCCACCTTTCGCATCATTTCGTCGTGGAACATTGGCTTGGACAACCCCCTTCATAGTTGGGTCTTTCGTTAATGAAGACCTTTCAACACTCATAACTGGGAATGTGAAAATGTCATCCCGGTTGCGCAACTCTTTATTACTTTTTATTTGGAAGGCCCTCTCTGGCATCGACCATATAAGGGGAACCTTTTTCCACCCCTCGTTTGTTGTGCAAAATATATTTAATTCCTCATCTAGCCACTCATGAAGAGCATAATCAATCGTTTCAATAGTGGATGGCATAAAAGTTATTTCTTTTAGTACAGGTTCGGGATCCTTTTTTTCCTCAGGAAAATAAGGTCTGAAATCATCATCAAATGGGTCTTTTTTGCTGCTCACTTATATATTTATCCTTGGAAAATTAACATTGGTACTTTTGTTTGGATCACATTAACTGCCTCTGTTATTTCTGCATCTCTCTTAGCTAGTTCTGCATAAGTTAGCTCATCTAAAATTGTTTTTAATTCTTCTCGTAATTTTTCTTGCTCATTTTGGGCCTGACTTAAGAGATCAGATGCGTTTAAGGTAATATCAGATCCTGGAATTGGAATGGGATTGAATTTTCCTCGAATTTGGCCAAGAGTCTCTTTTGATAGGGCCAAAGCAAATCTTCGGATCCACTGTTTTCCTATCGCATTAATGTTTTCATAGGGAAGATTATCGAAAGGAATAGTATTAATATTATTAACTCCATCTATTCCGGTATCCACATCGGAAGACTCATCCCAACTATCAGGTATGACTGAAAATTCAACCCACATAAATCTATATATGCCTACCAGTTGTGGCTGAGGAAATATTCTTAACTTATTATCCCTTAATTCATATGAATAGTGAGATAGGCGCGTGAACAAGTGGTCTTCGTAAGCCTTCGCCTGTAATTTATTCTGCCATACAGGAATTACCTCGAAAGAAGAATCATCAGTATATTGTCCATAATATAGAAGGTTTCCGACAACATTCAATCCTCCGTAATAACCAAAGAACCTCCACATTGCAGCAGGTGTTTTAAAGAAGACTTTTTTGACTATAACCCTCTTATTTCCAACAATGCCTGCGAATGGGGCAGCTTCGCCGTTGGGCTGCAAGCCACTAGCCGACGATCCTGATATAATTGCTTGTAAATCATAATCTTGCTCTCCCTCTGTAATCTCAAAAGATGCCGAATAAATTGGAATTGTTCCTCCGACATCAGCGTTGAAAGAAAAATTATCAGCTACCCTTCTTTCATATTCGAAAGTAACGCGGGGGAATTTTAAATTAACATTAGTCGGCCCAGTTACAACATTTCCATCCTGATCAAATGTTCCCGTTGTTTGTCCAAGAACGTTGGAGAGAATATTTTTTGATTGATGCAAATTGACCAAATAACTATATTCTAAAACAGCTTCTTCATAGTTTGCATAAACATTTCCGGCCAGCATTTCAATGTCTAAGACATCGCCACCCAATTTCTTATATGTAT